GTAATCCCTAAGTCAGTAGGCCCCCAAGCTGAACCATCCCAGATAAACGACTGCGCTTCACCTGGAGTAACTGTAAATCCATTAACTACAACATTATCAGCAGAAGTATCATTATTAACAACTGTAAATATTTTACCAGCAGTAGCTACAGTAGGAGACCCAATGGTCTGCGCAGCAGGAGACCCATCATTCTGAAGTATAATAACACCAGAATTTGCGTCTACTATCGTAGTTGTAGTTGCAGCACTCACACCAGGATTGGTAGATGTGGCCATTGGAAGAGTGGTAATTGCGCCAGTAATAGAACCACCAGTTACATTAATATTACTAAATGTTTGTTGACCAGTCCAAGTATGCGCCTTAGTAAGAAGACGAGCAAGTGAGTTCCAAGGAAATCCTGTTTTACTCATAGCATAACCCTCCTCTAAAAGGCTCTAAGTCTGGCAACAACAGCAATAGAATTAGCCGTGCCAGTCTCAGTAAATTTAAGTTTAAACTGATTACAAGTAGTAACTTCAAAGTCTGCCATATTAGCGCCAGAAATACCAGTTAACTTCGTTTGAGCAGTTGTAATATCTGCATCTAACTCTAAAAATGTTGATCCATCATTAGATACCAATACCTCAGCCTTCATTGTGCCATCTCCAGTTACCAACCACTGCAGTGAAAAGAAACCCTCAAGAGATGTTGCATCATAAGCTTCAGTAGTGTAAGATCCGCTTGCAGCAATTGTGCCAGTAGAGATGGAAACCGTGCCTGTGTTTCTGAGCTTTATCATCTTACAATCCTCCTTTTAAATTTAATACAAGGTGCGGTACACCGGCGCAAGCGCCGGAAGCCCACAACAAAAACCTTTAACAAACTGGCACCTATAGAGTAACGTCAATTATTTACACTACTTGCCAATTATTAGATCCAGGAATCACACCTTTTCTATGACTTCGAATCATAGAAGAAGGCAACTTGTAGTACCTACTTTTATCAGCAACAGTCTTCTTCTTCTTAAACAATCTATTAGCAGTTGAGTAGAAGTACTCAGTAATGCATAAAGCATCTGCAATGTTAGGAGATGAAATCCCTCTCTTCTTCATTTCCTTCTTGCCTTCGACTTTAACAGCTCCATTTCTATTGAACTCATAATAAGGAGATGACAACTCATTGGCTATTTCTTGTCCAAGTGATAAAGTCTCACCTGGAAGTTTGATATCTGGAAAAGAGTAGTATCCATACATACACTTTTCTCTGACACGCCACCACAACTCATCTCTTAAGAGAGCATATTTTGCGGGATCTGAAGAGGCCCAGCTAACATTCACATCAAACAACCCAGGCATCCGCTGTTTGCGAAGGTAATCTGCTGTGCCAGCTCCAACACCAATAACATCAACTGCACAGCCCTCGGCTCCAACATCAGCATAAGTACGAAGGATGTTATCAGCCAGTGTAATAGTATTCATCCCTTGGAATTTCAGCCAAGGAAGTACCTTCATACCATGTCTGGGTAGGACAACAGAGGAATCCTCGCCAAATCTCGCGACATCAACTCCTAAATAGATAGGCTCTTCCTCATCAACCTCAATTTCCTTTCCAATACACTGTTCTGCCCACCAGAGAGGAATGAGTGTGCGCTCGTCTTCCAAAGGTGGTTCACCAGCAACACGGATTCTAAAGACATTGCTGTCAAGACCATACTTGTTCGCCATGTAAGCAGGATATTCTGGCTTAACATTCTCAGAATCTCTACTGTCCCAGTGTAGTTTGAACCATTGTTTGGAGATTTCTGTGTGGAACTGAGTATCATGGAAGTATCCTTTATTCTTTGTTGGGTTACCAATCAACATAACTCTGTTATCTTCTTGTGTAAGAGCTCCTTCAATTGGAATAAAGACAGGATCTTCAACACCGGAAGCTTCATCAACCACAATGAGTAGATGATCTCCATGGAAACCAGCTAATGTTTCAGCTTGGTCGGCCGGATCAGCCTTTACTGAAGGAGATACTGCTCTTGCCCACCATTCTTTTGGAGCTCCTTTATGAAAGATTTTCTCAGACTGAATAACAAACTCATCTTGAATAGCGCTATCTCTAGCCCACTTAGAAATTTCTGACCAGAGAATGTCGTTTAACTGGCGAGCAGTAGGTGCTGTACACACCACCTTTGCGTATACCCGAGTACTCAGGAACCACAATACTGCCCATGAAGCAGATGCATCTTTGCCAGTTCCATGGCCGGAGCGAATAGAAATGCGCTTCTGAGATGGGAGAGCTCTAAGAAATTCTAACTGTTGTTTTGATATCTTGATATGAGGTTTATTGATAAGCAATACTTCTTGGACGAAGAGAACAGCGTCACCTCTCCATTGTTTAATCTTCTCAAGTATTGCTTCGTTTAGAGCCATCTACTTCTTCCCCATCTTAAACTCTGCATCATTCTCAATAGCTTTCAACAGCTTAATAACTTTAGTAGGCTGCTTTGCAGATTCTGCTTTGTAGTGTTTTCTTGGTAAAGCTAACTTAGCCATGCTCAGTTACTCCTAATTCCGCCGTCCTACCATGCCATCAAAATGCCCATATTTCGCCCAGCCTGGGGTCAGATTTCAATTAGCTTGCCATCCATTGGTCATTGTATGGGTGGCATCACTGGTGTAGTGCTGACCATTTCTGGGCGCCATAGAACTTACTTAACACTCCTAATAAAGTTTCCCAGTGGATTATCTTTCTTATTTAACTCATTCATTATCTGCACAGTTAGTTTAGCATGATCTGACACAGGAGAAGTCTTTTCAACAGGCTTACCATATGCATAACCAGATGGTGCCTCATTTCCAATAATACCATTACCTTGATAAAGCCAAGCTAACCTGGCAGGCGATGCAGGAGCTTTAGATTTTTTACTGGTATTTAAGAAATTTCTTTTTTCGTCAAGTGTATCAAATGACTTTTGTATTGCTAAAGATGGCTTTACAAATCGTTCTTGTTTATACTCTTCCATATCAAGTGCATGTTTTAAAGGAAATCCTTCTTTAACAAGATTAGCTGTGTGTTGCTTTGCATCTTTGTAAGCTTGTGTTTGCATAAGCGCCACGTCTCTATCACCATCCTCTTTGCGCCACTTATAGCTCATAGGATTATAAGTTCCGTGTCCCTTAGTACCGAAATTTGTCTCTGCACCAGCTAAGGCAACAGAGAACTCAGGAGAGTATCCTCTCTTATTACTCTGCCTGACTATCTCTTGAATAAGACTTGGATCAATCTTTTTAGTCGTTCTGTTATTATGCGGAGGCCCATATGGATCTATATAAGATAAGTAATTTTCCATCTTATTCTCCAAAAAGACTGAGTTGTTCAGGTTCCACAGAGGAAACAATATCAGCATCCACAACGTCACCATCAACTTTGTTTGTAAGGTCTTCTTTTTCAAGGTGTAATAAATACCCCATTAAGCCATGAATTTCAGTAGGCCTTCCCTGGATTAGTTGTTCCATCTTGGAGAATACCCCATAGGCTTGTGCAATCTGCCCTAGAGGAGCTTCCTCTATCTTAGAGTCTGTGACTCCCTCCACCAAGCGTTGCTTGACAGCAATCAAGTCAAGGTAATGATTCTTATCATAAGCTAGAAGCGATGACTCTGCTTTCCTCAGCATCTCAACTCTAGCATCTAGAGTAGGCGCAGAGATTCCTAATGCTGCTGCTGTGTCTTTCCTACTCATCCCATCAGCCAGCAATTCAAGCATCAAGTCTGTGTCTATTGGTTTTAGCTTTGCGCCCATCTCATCAATCCTATCTATGCCATTTTCACCATTATACCACGAAACCCCTCAGATTCCTAGCGTTTTACAGGCTGTAGAAAACTATTTTCAAAGCTAATTTCATTTATTTTCTAGCCACCTTTGGTGCAGTAGTGTCAAAAATTAACATTACTCCACCTGTGGTGACTCTAAGCATTTAAGTTTAGGTGTTCTCAGTAGAGGCTTTTAAATTTCAGCTTGCGGAGTTAGACGCCGGTCTTTAACACACGTCAAGGTGCCATTGGTGCTTGGCGGGGGCCATCGCCTAATAGGAAGAAATAATATGGGCAACATTAAATAGTGCTTGACTTTTCAATTCATTATGGTATGATGCAATTAAATAAAACGAATAAGTCCTGACCTTAACGGCAGGCATCGTCAAAGGAGTTCATCATGAGTAAAGAGAGATTTGATTATACGCGGTTGAAGTTAGCAAAGGTTGATGGCATCGTATCATTCAATGGTAATAAAGTCGATGACCTGCCGGCAACCTCCCTCAAGTTTCTGGCCAATTATGGAGCCTTTGTCAATATGACAAGGGAGCTGGCTGGACATGAGAAGGACACGCTCGATGAGAAACAGGCCATCCTTGATGCGCAGTGGGCGTGGCTGAAAGCCGGTTGTCCGAAGCGTGAGAGGGCAACCATTGATCCGAAGGCGAAGGCCATCAAGGTCATGAGGGACGCAGTTGCCAATGGTACGAAGCAGGAGAAGGCAATGGTTGAGGCGATCATTGCAAAGATGTAAAACAATTCAACAGGGAGGCCTAATAAGCCTCCCACCTTTTTGGAGGACATTATGAAAAGATACTATAAAGTAAAAAAGAACTGCGGCGATTACACAGGCGAAACATTCGTCAGAGAATTTGTCGAAACCGATGAGGCAAGCTGTGTATTATGCAGAGGTATGAAAGATTTTATCTGCGACAAGCACAAGCTAACACACCACAAAAGATTTGTTAGGCAATGCGAAGCTAACTTACGAAGTCATCTGGCCACTGGGAAACACTGGAAAGTAGTTAAGGAATACTACATCAAATCACGCTAGTCAACAGCTCCCATCATTAAGTTGGTGGGAGCTTTTCTTTGTCCAAAATTCACCCCGTCGGATCGACGGTTCATCATTCGTTCAATTCCGTATGAATTTCACGCCTAGCATGGCCTACATTCAATTATATTTTCATACCAATGCAATGTTATGGCCTAAATAAAATAACGTCGTATAGGCCATTTAAACGACCCTCTCTCTTCCTTCAGAGCAACATCAAATAATTAACACGCTCTAAAAATTATCTTCAATAAAGCAGCTATTACAATCCAAATCTTAATTGCTATCTTATCCTAAAATGCGATTAGCAGCTCCCGCATGGTGGAGTAACGTCAAAAAATAACGTTACTGCACTTTGTGTCAGCTTATTCACTTTGCACGATAACAATATAACAATATAACATAATAACAAAGATACATATCAACACGTCCATTGATCCTGTTGTTGTGTTGTTGTATTGTTATCGTAAAATCGCATCGGATCTCCTAAGTACTCTGTTATACTGTAATATATATAAGTATGTATATATAAGTATTATATATATAAGATTAATATATATTAAGATGAAATGAATAAAGTGAGATAACAATACAACAATGCAACAATGAAACAAAGGGATCAAAGGGGCTGTTGATTTGAAACTATGTATCTATGTTGCATTGTTGGATTTGTTGCATTGTTATATTGTTGCACAGGATAACAATGGAACAAGCAAACAATGATACTATGGAACAATACAACTATAAAATAATTACGGTAGCTAGTCGATTTTTATTGACAGCTCTAACAAGGTGTGGTATAATCAAAATAAAAAAGGAGATGAGAAATGAGTGAACAAACTACAAAGGATGCAGTTAAGTTGGAAGCAGCTGTCAGATTCCACGTGCAAATGGTATTTGATGGCATGTGCACAGTTGATGACGCCACGTTTAAGATTACTACCCTTGCAGTTGATTTTATGATGGACTTAATTAAAAACACTAAGAATTTGTACGGAGTGTCCGCTTTACAAGACTGAATGTGAAGTGAGATGTAATCAACCAAGATTCAAAACAGATGATAAGGAGGAGGCAGACAATGACTAAATCAACAGAGCAAGAAGTAAAGGCAGCAATCAATACGATCCTCTCGGACAAGAAAGCTTACGCTACATCGCTTAACTATGCAGTCAACTACTGTAAGGCAGCATTGGCCATGTCTGGCTATAATCTATCAGTTCAAATACCATATATCTTAAATAATATTAGTCATTGGCGGCATCCTGAAGCTAAGAACGTCAGGATGGTTTTAAAGAACTTTTAAGCTTAGGAAAGGAGATTAAAATGGCAACTAAGAAAGAGGAACAGATAGCTTGGAAGAAGCTGTGTAAGGCATTTCCTGCAAGATACTGCACACTGGAGCTAACTTATAGCAGGCATACGCACTCAGAGCCAACTGTTGTTTATACTGCTTACGTTGAGTCCGGTCATCTGTCTGGCTCATATCAAACTCCAATAGAGGCTGTTAATGAGCTCATCATGAAGATTGGAGGATCAGTATGAAGACCACAAGGAAAACAGTTACTATTGTTGAAGTTTGCAAGATGGTAGCTAAGAAGTGTCACAGGAAGATATACTCTACTACGCAATCCCAGTCAAAACCTATGGTTTGTCTGCTTCGCAAGAAGACAGGTGAGGAACGGAGGATGGAATTATGGACTTAACACCTGAGGAGTTAGCGCTCTTAGAGAAAATGCACCTTAATCTGGATGATTTGCTGAAGCCAAAGGCAACTAGGGCTAAGGCTGACTCAAAAGCTCCAAAGACAATAGATTTGTCTGTGCACAGTGGGATTATTAAGACTGTGTGTAAATGCTGTTTGACCACATCTGAAAGATATGTAGATTTTATAAAGAGAACTGACTCTGAAGGATACTTTCCGAAGACAGTCCAGATACCCGCCCACCCAGTCACCAGAGAACATACTTTGATTACCACAAGTTGCCCATATTGTAAGGATGATTCTTTGCAGTTACTCGGTAAAGTTGAATTAATGAAGATGGTCATGAATTTACGCAAGTATATCATTGAGAGGTGAGCTATGGCCAGAGTAGAATTAACAATAACTGTTGAGGTGAATGAGGAAGATAGGGATAGCGCAGTAACTGAGGAGAATCTGACTGAGTTGCTGAGTTGGATGGAGGATAAGGCTAACAGTTGTGGCTATACTATCTATGACACTAACTGGGAGTATTTAGACTGAAAGGAGAATAAGATGAACAGAAGATGGATTAGATTTATAGATTTCTGCGAGGGAATAGCGATTGGAGCGGCAATAGCATTTATCATTAGCTATTTGCTGACAAGTAATTGTTTGATATACTGTTTATAGAAAGGAGGTTCCAAATGAACAAGCAAGAAGTAGTGTACGGCAACCCTGCTGAAAAGAAGCACAGTGTGAGGTACTTTGCTCTGGACAAAAATGCTCCAATGGAGAGTGTCTATGTTGCAAAGGAAACTTTTGGTGGTGAGAAGTATCCCAACAAAATTAAGATCACTGTTGAGGAGGCTTAACATGACTGCTGTGTATGACGAGCTTTACTGCATAATGCGGAATAAGCTGATTCCTGAAGCTGTCCATATGGCCAACACACGACATGGCTATAAAGAGAAAGAGCCTGCTGTCAAAGAAGAGTTTGATTCAGACTGGAATTACACTTACCACCAAACAATGAACAGACTGGCCAAAGAGAGAGGTGTCACATCATGACT